TATGCACTCAACAACACAACTGGGTTATACAACTACCAGTCGACAATGCCGTACATAGCACCGCGTATGTTTAAAGACAAAGAGGGTCGTCGGGCTGTACAATTTACGGATCCTACTACCGCAAGTGGAGGTCTCTACAATTGTTATATGGACTTGCTGACCGTGGATGTTGGACAAACATTAGCTATTACGGCAGCTCAGACGGTGTTTACATACGCTGGGTCGGAGCTGACATCTAATGTGGCTGTAGATGTGTACAACTATCTCGGCAACAGGTTGCAAAAGAATGTTGCTTTAAGTATTGTTGGTCCAACAAGTACTCCAGGCATTACCTTCAGCGATGGAAGCTATATTAAGACTATTCAAACGTCCAATAGCCAATCTACAAACGTTGGTATTAAGATCGTGTCGAGTATATCGGGTAAAATTGTTGGTACAGTGACAGAAAGCATATAATGCGTCACTCGAGCCAGTCTATAACAGTTCCCATCTACGTTAATGATAACGTAGATGGGGGCCCGGACGCTCGTAATACGGCATACTTTAACAGTCAAATGCCGGTTGCTAATTTACAATTTACTAAAACAGTCGATTCAAAGCCACTCAACTTTACTATTAATGGATACAAGCAGGGGGTGTTAGATATTGCGGTGTATAGCAACACAACGTATCAGTCGGTACCCGCTCCGGCGCAAATTGATCAGGATCCTTTAATCAGAGCATTTCCAATCAATTCAGAAACTGACACTACCATCAAATCGTCGTTTGTTAATAATACTTCATGGTATAATAAACAAAGGGTGGTGACGTCCAGTGTAGTGTTTACGACATACGACTATACTAGCGGGTTGAATAACGAGGGTACGGTAGGAACCGTGTACCCCGCAATCCAGGAAAGTGTGTTTAATCCATTTATTGGATCTATTTCAGCCGACACGAAGACAGGGGAATTGCGATTTGATATACAGCATAAATTTGCAGTTACTGGAGAAGATTTGGTTGCACCGTTCGTTGTTCCTAACATTCCTCTTAACTCAGACGGCACTCCAGCAAAGCCAGGCAAGCAAGTCATCATTCGATAATTTGCACTTTATAAATACCCTAAAAAGGGGATCATATGGCTGTACCAGCATCTAGAGAACAATTTAAAGAATATTGCCTACGAGAGTTAGGCAAGCCCGTCATAGAGATCAACGTCGATGATGATCAGGTCGACGATCGTGTCGATCAAGCTCTCAGCTACTATTGGGACTATCATTTTGATGGTTCAGAAAAAGCCTACTACAAACACCAAATAACTAGTCAGAATATTACCGACAAGTTTATCACGTTGCCAGAAAATATTATTGGTGCAGTCAATATTTTTCCTATTGGCGACCCTTCTCTCAGCGCTAGCGATATTTTTAACATACGTTATCAAATTGCTTTGAATGATTTGTATACTCTGACCTCAGTTAGCCTCGTTCCGTATTATATGGCTATGCAGCATCTTGCTACTGTATCTGATGTGCTCGTTGGTCGTCAGCCAATACGGTATAGCCGACATAAGAACAAACTTTATATTGATATGGATTGGACCAAACTAGATGTTGGCCAATATATTATTGTGGAGGCGTATGAAATTGTAGATCCTACAGTCTACAGCGACGTGTGGAAGGATAGGTGGTTGGCTCAATATACCACACAGCTAATTAAACGTCAGTGGGGAACCAATTTAAAGAAGTTTATTGGTATGCAGTTACCAGGCGGCGTTACTTTCAATGGTCAACAAATTTACAATGAAGCAGATGAAGAAATCAAACGCCTCGAAGCTGAGATGATATCAAGCTACTCTATGCCTGTTATGGATATGATTGGATAATCGTGGCTACTAATTTTTATTTCAATAATTATCAAAACTCTATGGAGCAGACACTCCTGGAGGATCTTGTTATTGAATCAATAAAAATATACGGCAACGATGTATACTACTTGCCAATGGCTGCAGGTGGTAAGGACATGCTGTATGGCGAAGTCCCTATGGCGCATTTTAATAGTGCTTACCCAATTGAAATGTACATTAAAAACATTGAAGGGTTTGGAGGTGAAGGTCAATTCCTGTCTAAGTTCAATCTTGAAATTAGAGATGAAATTGAATTCTCTATATCTTCTCGCACATTCTCAGAAGAAGTTGGTGCACCTGAGTCCATTAACAGACCACGTGAAGGGGATCTAATATGGTTCCCAATGGCCAACAGAATGTTCAAAATATCTTACGTCAGCGAGCGTCCAGTATTCTATCAACTAGGAACTGTAGCGTTTGTTGATTTGCGTTGCCAAATGTTTGACTTTTCTAATGAAGTGTTTACAACCGGAATTCCAGATATTGATATTCTCAGTCAAGATTATAGCTTGGAATCTGGCGTTGCTTTAATGTTAGAAGATGGATCAGTGTTAGTGGATGAAACCGGCCAAACGTTGCTAGAAGATACGCCTGATGGTACGGATAAGAATATTTCCGACAACTTAGAAATTCAAAATATTGCTAGCGGATTGATAGACTTTAGCGAGATGGATCCATTCAGTGAAGGGGTGTATTAATGTTTAATAATACATTCTACCATGGCACAATACGAAAGTATGTCGCAGTGTTTGGTACTCTATTTAATGACATATACATTACAAGAGAGAATCCCACCGATAACACGATCGCTACACTAAAGGTGCCTCTTACGTATGGTCCAAAAGAAAAAGCTCTCGCTCGCTTAACCGCTAATCCAAATTTAGATAATCCGTTTGCTACCACGCTCCCTAGAATGGGATTCGAGATTACGACAATGTCTTACGATAGCACTCGTAAATTGCAAACAATTCAACGTAATGTTAAGTATAATGATAGAACGGCGACGAGACAATATGTTCCAGTGCCGTATAATATATCTTTTACATTGTATGTAATGGTTAAAAATGCGGAAGACGGTACGAAGATTATTGAGCAAATCCTTCCTTACTTTACACCAGACTGGACTCCTACTGTTAATTTAATTCCTGAGTTGGATCTCAAGTATGATATTCCAGTTGTGTTATTGAATGTGCTAGCCCAGGACACATACGAAGGGGATTATTCTCAACGTCGGGTAATGACGTGGACATTGGACTTTATTCTAAAAGGATATTTGTTTGGTCCAGTGAAAGAGTCTGGTGTTATTACTACAGCTGACATTAACTTCTTTGATGCTAATCCGTTTGATGATATCGATACAGCTGTTGGAAATGCAGTAAAAGAAATGCAGATAAGGGTGGAGCCTGGTCTAACATCCAACGGAGAACCCACATCTAATTCTTTGTTAAGTATAGATAAGTCATTGATTAAACCAACGGATAATTATGGATACATCATCACCAAAACTTAACGACCCAATAGCAACTGCACTTGAATTGGAGCCTATACCAAATAGGCCAGTTGAAGCAATTTCTCCAGATAAGGTGGAGGACGACTTCGAATATGCTCGTGGTAATATGATTGCCATTATCGAGAAAGGGCAGGAAGCATTGAACGGTATCCTTGATGTTGCTGGGATGAGTCAACAAGCGCGCAGCTATGAAGTTGTAGCTACCTTAATCAAGTCTGTTGCTGACGCTAATAAAGACTTGCTCGAATTATCAAAGAAGAAAAAAGAGCTGCTCAAACAAGACGAACAAAAGGGTCCAGCTACCGTGAATAATAATATGTTTGTTGGTAATGCAACAGAATTGTTGAAAATGATTAAGAATCCTAATGGCTTATAATGGTAACATAAACTTAATTTCAGCTAAAGAAGAAATATCTTTCACAGCTGAACAAGTACAAGAATTCATTAAATGCTCTCGTAGTCCGACATATTTTATTGAGAAGTATGTAAAAATTGTCCACGTCGATCGTGGATTAATTAATTTTGCATTGTATGATTATCAAAAAGAGATTATTGATAAATCCGTAAACAATCGATTTGTTATTTGTAAGCTACCACGCCAAAGTGGAAAAACGACAACAATTGCTGGTTTGATATTGTGGTATACTTTATTCCATGAGAATCATAACACTGCTATTTTGGCTAACAAGCGTGCACAAGCGCTTGAGATTGTAGGTCGTATCCAACTTGCATATGAGCATTTGCCAAAATGGTTAAAACAGCCAGTCTCTGAATGGAACAAGGGAACTGTTGAATTTGGAAATGGTTCTCGCATTCTAGCCTCCGCTACATCTTCAAGCGCAATTCGTGGTGGATCTTTCAATCTTGTATACCTTGATGAATTTGCGTTCGTTGATAATAACTTGCAAGAAGACTTTTTTGCATCTGTATATCCAACAATTTCGTCTGGTAAAACATCCAAAGTGTTGATAACTTCAACTCCTAACGGATTGAATATGTTTTACAAGTTGTGGGTGGATAGTGAAGAAAAGCGTAACGACTATCAAAGAATCGAGGTTACGTGGTCTGATGTACCAGGCAGAGATGAGAAGTGGAAAGAAGAAACGATTCGAAACACGTCGCCTGAACAATTTAGGGTCGAGTTTGAATGTGAATTTGTTGGTAGCTCTAATACACTCATTAACGGAAGCAAGTTACGCTCCATTCCGTATAGGTACCCAATAAAAAGTACCGATGATTTTAAAATATATTCTGAACCATCCGCACAGCGACTATACATGATAGTTGTGGACGTGTCAAGAGGTACAGGAAAAGATTATAGTGCTTTCGTTGTTTTTGATATAACAGAGATACCGTATAATGTGGTAGCTGTGTATAGGAACAACGAGGTATCCACATTATTGTACCCAACATATGTTCATCACTTTGCTAGACTGTACAATAATGCGCTGGTGTTGGTTGAAACCAACGACGTTGGTAAACAAATTGCGGACATCTTACACCAAGATTTAGAATATGAAAACGTCGTGTTCACTGCACTAGATGGACAGACGGGCCAAGCAATATCTGGAGGATTTGGTGGCCACTCGCGTGTTGGTGTTAAAACTACAAAAGTGGTCAAGAAGCTTGGATGTGCCAACTTCAAGACGCTTGTCGAAATGGATCGACTTGTAGTAAACGATTTAGATTTGCTAAACGAAATGTATAGATTCGTTGCAAAAGGAGACTCATTCGAAGCTGAAAGCGGAAATGATGACCTTGTTATGTGCTGTGTATTGTTGGCTTGGGCGATGATCCAGCCATACATGCGCGAATTGACCAGTATGGATATTCGTGCAAACGTAATGAACTTACAAGAAAAGGTGGTCGAAGAAGACTTGGCCCCGTTTGGATTGATAGATGATGGACAAGAACTTTCCGAAGATGAGCGAACTGTAAGTGCTGCCGATGATAATTGGTTGTGGCAAGATCAGTTAGGATTCTCGTACACGAGGCCTAGAGCTGCAATTGCTGTTTCAGATGACTCTTGGTTGGCCAAAGAGTAGTAATTACGCAAATTATAAATAACTTTGAGTCTTAAATAAAACCTTTTTCTTAGGGAGAACAACATGCCATTTCAAGTTAGTCCTGGCGTAAATGTATCTGAAATTGACCTAACAACAGTTGTTCCTGCTGTATCTACCACTGAAGGTGCGATCGCAGGCGTGTTTCATTGGGGTCCAATAGATCAAAAAATTCTAGTTGATTCGGAAAATACATTAGCTAATCGTTTCGGAAAACCAAGCAGCCACAATGCTGAAACCTTCTTTACAGCTGCAAACTTTTTGTCGTATGGCAATCAATTGTATGTTACAAGAGCAGCAAACACGACTGTTGTAACAACCGGATCATACACATATGCAAACGGTACAACGGCTACGTTGGCTGGTAATGCTGTATCTACCCATACGGCGCTCGCTAACACAAGTGCCATTGCTTCAAGAGCATTATACAACATTAAGAACAGAGATGACTTTGACGCTAAGCAAGCGTCTTTTGGTGTTGCTGGTGATAGTGGTGTATTGTTTGCAGCAAAGTATCCAGGTTCTTACGGTAACTCATTACGCATTTCTCAATGCGATACTACTGACGAATTCAGACAGCAAATTGATTTGACTCCTAATACTTTTATTAGCAGCGTCAGCACAATTACATACACTGTTGGAAGCAAGCAAGCTTTGGTAGCTGTTTCTAATACAGCTACCGGATCGTTATCAGATGCAGCAAACGTCGTCAATACCACATTTGGATTGTTGAATGTAGGTGATGTTGTAGTTGCTGGAAACAGCACTGTTGGTTATCAACGTCTAAAGATTGCTTCATTCTCTGCAGTCAGCGCATCCGATAACTCTGCAAATCTAACTTCAACAAGCTGGAGTGCTTTGGATCCATTTTCTAATGCTACTCACTACTTTGCAAAAATTGATTTCGAAACCCCTTACAACTTGGCTAAAACCGTTTCTAACGAAACGTTCGTCAGAGAGTGGGAATATGCAACGTTGTTTGACAGAGCTCCTGGCATATCTGCTTGGCAAGCTGCGAAGGGCGGAAACACTTCTGTCGTCGATGAATTGCACGTTGTAGTCGTCGACAAGAACGGTCAATTCTCAGGAACTCCTGGAACTGTTCTAGAGACCTACGCTAACGTTTCTCGTGCTACTGATGCTAAGTTGGAAGATGGTAGTGCAAACTATTATGTTGATCTCATCAACGATACTTCTAATTATGTTTGGGCAACAAACCCACGTACAACCGCACCTACAGCTCATTCTTCTACAATTGCATCTTCAAGTGCTACAACTCCATTGACCATTGATTTTAAGTATGGATCAGATGGCTTTGATGAAAAGACTATTGAGGTAGGAGATGTTCTTCGCGGATTTGATCAGTATGCTTCTGCCGAAGCTGTAGATGTATCTTTGATCCTACAAGGTACAGCAAGAGGCGGCATACGTGGTGCTCAATTAGCCAACTACCTAATTGAAAACATCGCTGAAAAGCGCAAAGACTGCTTAGTATTTGTATCTCCACCTTCGACCGCAGTTGTGCGTACTCCTGGTAATGAGATGGCATCTACAATCTTGTTTAGAAATGATTTGACTTCTACGTCATATGCTGTACTAGATTCTGGATACAAATATCAGTATGATAAGTACAATGATTTGTATCGTTACATTCCATTGAATGGCGATACTGCAGGATTGTGCGTACGTACAGACAGCGAAAGAGATCCATGGTTCTCTCCAGCTGGTTTCAATCGTGGTCAAGTCAAGAACATTGTCAAGTTGGCATATAACCCATCTAAGACAGAGCGTGATGAATTGTATAAGGCTGGCATCAACCCAGTGGTAACATTCCCTGGCCAAGGTACTGTATTGTTTGGCGATAAGACGTTGCTAGCCCGCGCTAGCGCATTTGATCGAATCAACGTACGTAGATTGTTCATCGTACTTGAGAAAGCAATCTCAATTGCGGCCAAATCTACATTGTTTGAATTCAACAATGAGTTTACAAGATCACAATTCAGAAACTACGTCGAACCATTCTTGCGCGACATTCAAGGCCGTCAAGGTATATACGACTTTAAGGTTGTATGTGACGAGTCTAACAACACTGGTACAGTAATTGATAGATCCGAATTTGTTGGAGACATCTACATCAAGCCAGCTCGTTCAATCAACTTCATTCAATTGAACTTTGTTGCTGTCAGAACTGGTGTTGAGTTTAGCGAAATCGTAGGCGGTTTCTAAGCGAAAAACAGGTACTAAATACAACAATAACGGAGAAAATATATGGCATTTAATATTAATGAAATTAGAAGCCAATTGACTTTGGGTGGTGCTCGTAATTCGCTTTTCCAAGTACAGATTACAAACCCAGTCAATGGTGTAGGGGACATCAAGGTTCCCTTCATGGTTCGCGCAACAACTATTCCTGAGGCTACACTCGGAATAATTGAAGTTCCTTACTTCGGTCGTAAGATTCGTCTTGCAGGTGATCGTTCGTATGGTACATGGTCAGTTCAAGTGTTGAACGATGAAGACTTCTTGATTCGCAACGCACTCGAAGAGTGGTCTAACAAGATCCAAACATTCGAAGGTAACGTTCGTGATTTCGGATCAGCAAGTCCATTACAATACAAGCAGACAGCAACCGTCACTCAATATTCGAAGACAGGTACGCCTATCCGCGAATATAAATTTAATGGAATATTCCCAACAAACATTTCGACAATCGATCTAGATTGGAATTCGACTGATAGCATTGAAGAATTTTCTGTAACATTTGCATATGATTGGTGGGAAGTAAGCGGCGCTACTGGCGACGCAGGTGGCGTTTAATATTATGGGGGCTAGCTCAGTCTAGCCCTACTATTTGGAGTATACATGCAGTTATTTGGTTTTGAAATAAAACGTTCCAATGATCCGGAAAAGAATCCGAATCTAGATTCGTTCAGTGCTCCCGTTCAAGACGATGGAGCACTTGTTGTTGCTGCAGGTGGCGTTTATGGTACTGTCATTGATTTAGACGGTACACTTAAAACAGAATTTGATTTAGTCACTCGGTATAGGGAAATGGCCCTCACGGCAGACGTTGAAGGCGCTATAGATGATATTATCAACGAAGCAATAACAAGCGAAGTTGATGAACAGAATGTTAAGTTGAATCTCAGTGATGTCGACGTTCCGGAAAAAGTCAAAAAAGCTATCCAAGCGGAATTTGATTACATCTTAGAAATGCTTGATTTTAATAATCAATCATACGAAGTATTCAAGCGCTGGTACGTTGATGGGCGATTGTATTACCACGCTGTGATTGATAAGACGGATCCGCGATTAGGTATCCAAGAAATGAGATATATTGACCCGCGCAAAATTCGTAAAGTGCGTGAAGTCAAAAAGAAGAAGCAACAAGGTAGTCAAGAGACTCCTGGAGTACAGACGGCGTTAGAGTATTATGTTTACAACGAAAAAGGGTTTGCTGTAAACACGACAACAGGATACTCACCAGGTCAAGGACAGTCCTCGACGCAGGGATTGAAGATTGCTAAGGATAGTATTATTCATGTAACGTCAGGGTTACTAGACAAGACAAACAGCTTAGTGCTTTCGTATCTTCATAAAGCTATTAAGCCGTTAAACAACTTGCGGTCTTTGGAAGATGCTGCTGTTATTTACAGAATATCCAGAGCACCAGAGCGTAGAATATTTTACATCGATGTCGGCAATTTGCCAAAGATGAAAGCAGAACAGTATCTGCGAGACATGATGACACGTCACAAGAATAAACTTGTGTATGATGCTGGTACTGGTGAAATGCGTGACGATCGTAAATTCATGACGTTGTTAGAAGACTATTGGTTGCCACGCAGAGAGGGCAACAGAGGCACTGAAATAACAACACTGCCACCTGGCCAAAATTTGGGTCAGATGGGCGACATACAATACTTTCAAGAAAAATTATATAAATCTCTGAATGTGCCAATTTCCCGCTTGCAACAAGATGCTGCATACAGTATGGGTAAGGCAACGGAGATCTCGCGCGATGAAGTTAAGTTTGCTAAATTCATTGATCGCTTGAGACTAAAATTTAACCAACTGTTCATTCAAGCACTTGGTAAGCAGTTGGTATTGAAAGCTATAATGACGACTGACGAGTGGAAGCACATCTGCTCGAAGATCAAGTTCATATATGCTAACGATAACTTATTTGCTGAACTCAAGGATATGGAGATGATGCAACAACGCGTCAGCTTGATTGGCTTGATGATGCAGAATCAAATGATTGGTAAGTACTATTCACATAGATGGGTACAGACCAATGTGTTGAAAATGACCGAAGAAGATGTGGAAGAGATGAGAGATGAAATTGAATCGGAAGCAGCCGATCAATTATACAATCCTCCGATCCCTGAAGGCGGTATGCCTCCAGCTCCACAAGCTTCCCAAGGGTAATTATAAATAATGTAAAGGAATCACTATGAGCGACGTAGAATACACAACAGTAGATTTAGTACAACAATGTTTAGACGGCGAGGCAGCGAAAGCTGCTGAAACGCTTAACGCTTTGTTAGGTCCAAAATTAATGGACGCTATCCAAGCCAAGAAAGTCGACGTTGCTAAATCGATGTATGGTAGCTCGCAAGCTAGCGATCAGCAACCAACAGATAATTCTTCGCAAGAAGATGATTCACAAGACGCAACGGCAAGTGCCGAAGAGGAAGAACATGAAAACGCTTAAAAAAGTTTTAGGTGCTCATTCAGTATCAAACGATACAAAAAGATTTGTGGATAAGCACGTTACAGCCAAGCATCCAGATGCTAACGGCAACAAGGATGATGTGTTCCAAGCTACGAACATCAAGCCAGTTGACCGCGAAAAAGAAAAGCACGGATACAGCCCAGAAAACGATCACAAAGTTTACGAGTCGTTGACTGATAGTGAAATGGCAAAGCGTGAAGATATCGTCAAAGGCATGAAGAAGAACTTCGCTTCTTTCAAGCAACGATATGGCGCAGATGCTAAGTCGGTCATGTACGGTACTGCTACAAAAATGGCTAAAGAGGACGTAGATCAGATCCAAGAAGGTGAAGAGGCACATGCTCAATTTCAAAAGTATCATGATGATACTGCAAAACTCCTTAAAAACATACACGCCGGTTTATCCAAGCATTACGATAATGTAACAAGCAAAAAGGGATACAATAATGGCAAGGCCAATTGGGGCCACGTTGGCGACATCAAACACATTCATCGCCAACTCCAAGACATTCACGATAACATCCTCCAACACGGCGAGTGGGCAAAGCCTCCAGAACTGAAGACTGCCTCATTGAGAGAAGATCTCAACCTCAACGAAGACGACGGTTTGGTAGATGATATTGTTGAGCTGTACGATCTGCTTGATGAAGAAAAACAACAGCATCTGGTTAAACTACTCGAAGATGAAAAGTATGATGACATACTGACATTTATCGAAACGCTCGGAGATGAGTAATGGCCGTAACTATAACGAATAAAAAAGGCGGTAAGGTGGTCGTGCGTGGCAGTGCCAACACGACGTTAGCGCTGACCGATCTTGCAAAAGACGGCGGCGAAGTAGTCACGTCTGCAACAATCACGCAGATATGGGCAGCTTCCGAAGGTGCAACAGGTGGTATAGTATACTGGCGCAAGAATACAACCGATGCCAACAATGCAATTGTCAGAATAGCATCGCAAGATAATGCTTATTTCGATTTTGCTGGTAACGGTATTAAGCCTGATGAAGATTTGAAAGATCAGTCAATCATATTTGTAGTTCCTGGCGCTAACACTAACTTCATCGCTGAATTCCATAAGACATCGACGTTTGTAAGCGAGTACTAAAATGAAACTGATATCAGAACATATTGAAGATGTAAAATACATCGTAGAAGAAAAAGAAGGTTCTAAGAACTACTACATCCAGGGCATTTTCATGCAAGCTGAGATGGCAAATAGGAATAACCGCAAATACCAACTCCCTGTCATGGAGAGGGAAGTTGCTCGTTATGCAAAAGAATACATTGCTACCAACCGCGCTGTTGGAGAGCTTGGACATCCTAATGGTCCTTCTATTAACCTAGATCGCATTTCCCACAAAATTGTCGCCTTGGAACAAGACGGTAATAATTTTATTGGCAAGGCCAAGATTGTTGATACACCTATGGGCAAGATTGCGCGTAGTTTGCTTGAGAGCGGAGTGCAGCTTGGTGTCTCTTCTAGAGGAATGGGATCAATCAAAGAAATTAACGGTATCATGGAAGTGCAAGACGACTTCTTCCTTGCTACTCCTGCTGACATTGTAGCTGATCCATCAGCTCCTGATGCTTTTGTACAAGGCATTATGGAAGGCGTCGAGTGGGTCATGGACGCAGATACTGGCGTGTATCGTAAGGTCATGATAGAGAAGGCTGAGAAGATGCAGAAGCAAATTACCAAGATGACTGCACGTCAAGTAGAAGAACAAAAGCTCCAAATGTTTGAGAATTTTGTTAATTCTATTGGCCGCAACTAATACTTAAAAAATCAATAGTTATAAATACCCAATAAATCTTACAGGAGATTACCTATGTCAAAAAAAGAGCTAATTGAAAAAGCTTCTGATCCAGTCGGTGGTGGCGAGAGCGGCGTATCCAAGTCTGCTGACGCTACTGGCGGCAAAGCAACTCTTCCAAAGTCTAACAACAACGGAGAGCCAATGAAGAAGTTGGACGACAACACACCAGGCCAATCTGTATCTGATACAGACAGTGCTAACAACACTAAGCCTACAGGCGACAACTCTGCATCCCACAAATCATCCGTAGCAATGAAGAGCAGCGCAGCACAAGCTGGCCAAACTCATAGCTTTGTTCCTAACAGCGTTAAGGAAGAAATGCTTGCTATCATGGGTGACGATCTTTCAGAAGATTTTAAAGAAAAAGCATCTGTCATTTTTGAAGCTGCCGTCTCTGGTGCAGTTTCTGAAGCTAAGACTGCTTTGGAAGAAGAATTTGCAGCTAAGGAAGCCGCTCTAGAAGAGTCTTTCCAAACAGCTGTTACAGAAATGAAAGACGAAATCGCTGGTAAAGTAAACGAGTACCTCGACTACGTCGTTGAAGAGTGGATGAAGCAAAATGAAGTTGCTATTGAATCTTCTCTCCGTACTGAATTGACGGAAGAATTCATTGGCAAGTTGAAAGGTCTTTTCGAAGAAAGCTACATCGAGATTCCTGAAGAGAAAGTAAATGTCATCGACGAGATGGCAGCTGCTATGCAAGAACTCGAAGGCAAGTATGACGCAATCGTCGCTGAAAAGATTGACTTAGAGAAGAAGCTCGAAGAAAGCACAAAGAATACTATCTTTGCTGATGTTTCTGAAGGCCTTGTACTTTCACAAGTAGAAAAGTTCCGTGCTTTGGCAGAAGGCGTGTCTTATGACTCCGCTGAAGCCTTCAAGAAGAAACTTGAAATTGTTAAAGAACAATACTTCGGTCAAAAAGCAGCTCCTACTGTAACGCATATCGCTGAAGATACGCAAGTGGATCTGAACGAAGAAGCACCAGCTAAGCCTGTCGATGCATCAGTGTCACGCTATGTGAGCGCTATTGCTAGAACAGTCAAGAAATAAACAAATATAAATAAGTTTACGTAAGTTTTTTATTAACTAGAAAAATAGGAAAAGGGGAAAATATGTTCTTATCCGAAGACATTCAAAAGAAATGGGCTCCTGTCATCGAGCACGCTGATCTACCATCAATCAAAGATGCACATCGCCGTGGCGTTACAGCAGTTCTTCTCGAGAACACAGAAAAAGCACTTCGCGAGTCTGGCCAATATGGCGGTCAATACTTGACAGAAGCTCCACACGTCAACAGCATGGGTGCTTCTAGCTCCACAGCTTCTGACGGCGCAATCGACACGTTTGATCCAGTGTTGATCAGCTTGGTTCGTCGTGCAATGCCTAACCTCATTGCTTATGACATCTGCGGCGTACAGCCAATGACAGGACCTACAGGTTTGATCTTCGCAATGCGTGCTCGTTACACAGATCAATCTGGTACAGAGACATTCTACAACGAAGTTAACACAGCTTACAGCTCTGTTACATCCGGTGCTAACACACTCGGTCAAAAGAACGTTGGCGGATATCCTGGCAACACAACCACTGGTACAGCTAACTTGGCTGAAACTGGTATCTACAACATGGGTACTGGCATGTCGCGTGCACAAGCAGAAGCTTTGGGCACATCTGGCAACACAGCTTTCCCAGAAATGGCATTCTCGATCGAGAAAGTATCTGTTACAGCAAAGACACGTGCTTTGAAAGCAGAATACACAATGGAACTTGCACAAGACTTGAAAGCAGTTCACGGTCTTGACGCTGAAACAGAATTGTCTAACATCCTTACTGGTGAAATCCTTGCTGAAATCAACCGTGAAGTTGTTCGTACAATCAACGTAACTGCTACACGCGGTGCTACTGAAGGTACAACAACAACTGGCCGTTTCGACCTTGATGTTGACTCTAACGGTCGTTGGTCTGTTGAAAAGTTCAAGGGCTTGATGTTCCAAATCGAGCGTGAAGCTAACCAAATTGCTAAAGCTACCCGTCGTGGTAAGGGTAACATGATCATCTGCTCATCTGATGTTGCTTCTGCACTTCAAATGGCTGGTGTTCTTGATTACACTCCTGCTTTGAATAGCAACAACCTTCAAGTCGACGACACAGGCGCTACATTTGCTGGCGTATTGAACGGTCGTATCAAGGTATACATTGACCCATACGCAACTGGCAACTACATGACAGTAGGCTATAAGGGCGCTAGCGCATTTGATGCTGGTCTCTTCTACTGCCCATACGTTCCATTGCAAATGGTTCGTGCAGTCGATACAGGTTCTTTCCAACCTAAGATCGGCTTCAAGACCCGTTATGGCATGGTTGCAAACCCATTTGCTGAAGGTGCAACAGCTGGTGCTGGCGCTCTCACAAAGGACAGCAACGTCTACTACCGCAGAGTGTTGGTTGACAACATTATGTAATCTCCATTAAGAGAGATCTTTACAAGGGCCGCTCATGCGGCCCTTTTTTATTGGATAAATAGCACATAGGAGATAATATGGCTATTGGATCACAACCAGACACAGTAAACTTTCTTTCGCCACTTGGATTCAAGTTAATAATTGAGCGCGCACCCAGCGTTAATTACTTTGTTCAAGCTGTGGAGCTGCCTTCTGTTAACTTAGGGTTAACTAGCGTTCCTACGCCGTTTACACGCGTACAATTGGGTGGAGATCATATAACATACTCTGAAATGAGTGTTACGTTCAAGGTAGATGAGAAGCTTGAAAACTATATTGAAATGCTGAATTGGATAAACGGTCTTGGATTTCCAGATAGTTTTGACCAGAGTTTTGATCGATCTGTAAGATTCCCGCCAGCAGACAAACAAGCTCTTTCTGATATTAAATTAATTATCTTGTCCAGCTCAAAAAACCCAACACGTGAAATAACTTTCCTCGACGCCCACCCCACATCGTTGACTAGTTTGAATTTTACTAGTACACTATCAGACGTCGACCATTTGGAATGTACTGCTACATTCACTTTTAGGACTTTTGTTATTAATAATATTTAATGTGAAACTTGAAGATATACAAGCTGCTTGGAAATCCGACAGCGCCATTGACCGAACTGAATTGGGTGAAGAAAGTTTAAAAATCCCACAACTCCATAGTAAGTACTTTAATCTATTCTCGCAAGAGCGATTAACTTATAAGAAAATGGAGTCTGATTATAAGAGACTGCTTCGTCTTAAACATGAATACTACACTGGAGTGATTAGTGAAGAAGACCTTCGCGAACACCAGTGGGATCCTTTCCAGCTGAAAATTCTCAGAACAGACCTCAGTCTTTACCTGGAGAGCGATATTGATCTACAGACCCTTCAACTAAAACTTGAAATGCAGAAAGAGAAAGTTGACTTTCTTGATTCAGCAATCAAGAGCCTATCTGTGCGCGGATACCAAATAAAGAACGCAATAGACTGGACCAAATTCCAGATGGGTGGCTAATGAGCGACGTAACATTATTCATTGAAAAGTACAACGACGTCCACATCAAAGTTTATAGTAACGATGATGGGGTTGCGTATGAGCTGAATGAATATTTTACATTCTCCGTTCCGAACGCTAAGTTTCATCCAAAGGTCAGGAACAAGATGTGGGACGGCAAGATACGTCTTTTCAATCTAATGACTCGGTTATTGTATGTTGGGTTGATTCCTTACGTGGAGCAATTTGCAAAAGAGAGAGATTATACGGTTGAGTATGCATTTGATAATGCTGCTGAGAATTTTTCTGTCGAAGAAGCACGTCAATTCTGCAGTAAACTCGATTTAACAATCGATCCTAGGGATTATCAGTTAGAAGCGTTTGTACACGCTATAAGGCACCGTAGAGCGCTTTTATTGTCTCCTACAGCATCAGGTAAGTCATTCATCATATTCTTAATTATGATGTACATTCTTACCCAGAAAAAAGGCAGGTGTTTGATTGTCGTACCTACAACATCTCTTGTTCATCAAATGTCTTCTGATTTTGAATCGTATTCGCACTACGCTAATGGTATGTGTCACAAGATTACAGCCGGCGAATCTAAAGATACAAACAAAAGAGTGATTGTATCGACGTGGCAATCAATATACAAACAGCCACGGAAATGGTTTGATCAGTTTGATCTGGTCATTGGAGATGAAGCGCACTTATTCAAAGCAAAGAGCTTGACCGATATCCTAACCAAAATGACTGTATGTGAGCACCGGTTTGGATTTACAGGAACGCTTGATGGTACACATACACACAAATTAGTGCTTGAAGGACTGTTTGGTGCAGTCAAGAAAGTGACTACGACCGCAGAATTAATAGAACAGAAACATCTTGCTGGGTTTTTGATTAAAGGTATCGTTCTCAGCTACTCTGATGAAGACAGGCAACTCCTTAAAAAATACCTGTATAAGGATGAGATTGATTGGTTAGTTCGTCACCCAAAACGAAATGCTTTCATTAAGAATTTGGCCCTATCATTAGAAGGCAACACACTACTGCTGTTTCAATATGTTGAGAAGCATGGTAAAGTATTGTATGATGCACTCAAGCATAGAGAAAATGTATACTTCGTTAGTGGTAATGTAGATGGGGATGAGAGAGAAGAGATTCGAAAAATTGTCGAGACACAACAAAACGCAATTATTGTAGCATCGTATGGAACTTTCTCTACTGGCGTCAACATTAAGAACCTACATAATATTATATTCAGTAGCCCTTCAAAATCGCGCGTTAGGAATCTTCAGTCTATCGGTAGAGGGCTAAGGAAAAGTGATACAAAGTCGCGAGCAGTTCTTTATGATATAGCCGACGACCTGACTTGGAAGTCTCGTAAAAACCACACACTTAATCACTTTACTGAGCGGATTAAAATGTATGGCGAAGAGAAGTTTGATTATAAGATTTACACAGTAAACATCAAGGGGTAATATGGCAGCAATTGTACTCTTAAAATTACGCAATTCAAATGAAGTCATTGGAGACGCAGTTCACGTTGACGATGATGTTGTTGAGTTGCAGGATCCCTTTATTATTAACTATCGATTTATTGCAGGGCAGCCGATGCCCTCTATTAGCTTGAGCAGATACATTCCCTTCTCTGCTGAGCATCAGCACGTGTTTCCTTCAAAGGAAGTGATGCATGTAACAGTGCCTAGCAAAGCGTTTGAGTTATACTACAAAAAAGCGTTGCAGTATTGTAAGGAAGTTGTCGACGAAACAATCGACACTGAATTGCAAGAGGTAACTGAGAAGACAATGAACAGTCGTAGCAACATGATGGATGTATATCAAGCAATATTGGAGCGTACTCAGTTTGATGGTCCACTAAACTAGTTGACTATTTTGTTTTTGGTTATATAATGAATTATAATAATATTGGAGTGGTATGACAGTACACTATGTTGATAATAAGCAGCTGTATGCTGTAATGGTAGAATATAGAAACGCAGTTAAAGAGGCGAAAGCTAATGGTACGTTGCGTCCGCAAATCCCTAACTATGTTGGGGAATGTATTCTTTTAATTGCTAAACGGCTTTGTACGAAACCTAATTTTATCAACTACTCCTACAGAGAGGAAATGATTAGCGATGGGATTGAGAACTGTATTAGTTATATTGATAATTTTGATCCTGACAAATCCAACAACCCATTTGCTTACTTCACCCAAATCATCTACTATGCGTTCCTACGTCGTATTCTAAAAGAAAAGAAACAAATATACATTAAGCATAAGACGATGGAGAATTCGATGTTGTTCAATGAGTTAGTTGAACAAGGTCAGTTTGATGATGCGCACCAGACTAATAATATAATTGATTTAGATAATGATAATATGTTCGACTTCATTAAATCTTTTGAAGATAACATAAACGCTAAAAAGAAAAAGCGTAAGAAGGCACTAGAGAAATTCTTCGATGAGGAAGAAGAAAAAGAAGATGGTGAGGATGAAGAAGTATGAAGGTAGCCATCTTAGGAGATACGCATATTGGTGCTCGCAATGATAGTGCTGTGTTCCATGACCACTTCGACCAGTTCTACACCAAGACTTTTTTTCCTTACCTAGAGCAAAATAATATACTGCACATTGTGCAACTTGGAGATCTATTCGATCGTCGTAAGTATATTAACTTCCAATCTCTTAAACGAGCTCGCGGTTATCTCTTCGATAGGCTGAATGATGGCTACACTACTTGGGTGCTAGTTGGAAATCATGACACCTATTACAAGAACACAAACGAAGTTAATTCATTGGACTTATTGCTCGATGGATATCACAACATTATTCCCGTGAACGAACCCAAAGAAGTAGAATTCGAAGATACGACCTTCTTATTGATTCCTTGGATATGTGAAGACAATGAAAAGGAAATGATTAACGCTATTCAGACTTCGCGAGCAAATGTCATTGCTGGACATTTTGAAATCCGTGGATTTGAAATGCAAAGAGGTATGTTGAACGATGAGGGGCTAGAAGCAGAAGTGTTTAAGGATCAGGAGTTGGTCATATCGGGCCATTTCCACCACAAATCAACAAACCGTAACATTTCATACTTGGGTACACCTTATGAATTGACGTGGTCGGATTTTGATGATCCAAAAGGATTTCATGTATATGATACAGAAACACGAGAACTAACGTTCGTACCAAATCCAGAACGAATGTTCCATAAGTTGTTTTACAATGATCAAGATCAAACCGTAGACTACTACAAACAAGAAGATGTGTCAGGCTTAGCTGGAAAAATAGTCAAAGTCATTATTAAGAATAAAGATAATCCAGTTTGCTTCGACAAATACATTGAACGTCTTGAGAAGGCTGGTGTTGCAGATCTGCAAGTGGTAGAAGATCATCTCAACTTAGATCTCGAAGGCGACGAAGATATTGTAAACGAGGCAGAGGATACAATCACAATCCTCAAGAAGTACATTGAGCAAGTGGATGTACAAGTAGATCGTAAACAATTGAATAAACTAATGCAAGAACTATATCAAGAAGCGTTGGCTGTTGAATGAGAATATTAGTAACCGGGCACAGAGGGTTTATTGGTCGCAACGTTTATGAACACTTCTCGACCGACCATGATGTTGTAGGAATCGATATCAAAGATGGTATTGATTTATACGATTGTGTATTGCCGGATGTAGATGTTGTAATTCATCTTGCTGCAAATGCTGGTGTGAGGCAAAGCATTGCCGATCCAATTCCCTATTGGCGTAACAATGTAGAAGTCAGTAAGAGATTATTTGAACACTATAAGCAAACATCATACATTGCCTATGCCTCAAGCTCATCAGCGAAGCAATGGTACAACAATCCATACGCCACTACAAAAGCTGTAGTAGAAGTGCTTGCTCCCAACAACTCTTGTGGGATGCGCTTTCACACTGTGTATGGCGTTGACTCACGTCCAGATATGATGTATGATAAATTGATTAATGGTCGTGCAAAATATGCGACGAATCACTCACGAGACTTTACTCATGTGTCAGATGTTGTATCGGCCATAGAGTGTGTAATACAACATAGGTTGACTGGCGTAATAGATGTCGGTACTGGCGCTCCTGTTTCTGTGATAGATTTAGTTGAGGCAGCAGGCCAAAGATTACCTATTCAATCTGTTACTGGCGAGGCTGTTCACACTGAAGCCAATCCTACAGCATTATTATCATGTGGTTGGCGTCCAACCAAAAATGTATTGGAACAAATAAGATATGATATTGTTCGAAAAACTTAAATGGAAAAACATACTCAGCACTGGCAACGCCTTTACAGAAGTTCATTTAAACAACCATAAAACGTCATTAATTGTCGGGGAGAATGGTGCAGGAAAGTCTACAATACTTGATGCATTATGCTTTGCTCTTTATGGTAAACCGTTTCGGAAAATTAACAAGAATCAGCTGTTGAATTCAATCAACGGTAAAGGCTTAGTTGTAGAGATTGAATTCAAGGTAGGCAAACGTCAGTATCTTATCAAGCGCGGAATCAAGCCAAACTTGTTTGAGATCTATGTTGACGGTACCTTACTCGATCAACATTCCGATGCTCGCGAGTATCAGGATATGCTCGAGAAGCAAATTCTCAAACTCAACTATCGTTCCTTCTCACAAATTGTCATATTAGGTAGTGCGTCATTTGTTCCATTCATGCAGCTGCCTGCTGCACACCGTCGTGAGGTTATTGAAGACTTGTTGGATATTCAAATCTTTTCGGTAATGAACACTTTGTTGAAAGACAAGCAGAATGTCAATAAGATAAAGATTGGAGACGCAGATTACTCGATCAAGTCGGCTGCTGAAAAGATTGAGCTCTATAAAAAGCATATTGACACACTTAAACAAAACAACGATGAACTGATTGCACAAAAGCAAGCTCAGATTGATAAGTTGTGTACGGATATTGATTTTTCAAACTCAGCGGTAATTAAGCTGCAACTTGAAATTGAAAAGCAAACTAGCACAATTGCTGATGAGGATAAAGTTCGTAGTCGCTTGGATAAGATTAAAGTACTATCCAATAAGGTTGATAGTCGACTTGAGAAGATAAAGAAAGACATCGAATTCTTTGATTCGCACGATGATTGTCCTACCTGCAGGCAAGGGATTGCTCACGAACATCGAACAACTATCCTGGAAAATAGTAGTTCACAGGTAGCCGAAATTGAGCAGGGAAAGACGCAAATAACAACAGAGCTACAAAGTATTAATACTCGTCTTGCTGAAATATCGGAAGTGTCCGCGTCAATTACTGCAAAGAACAGAGAGGTATCTGATATCCTAGTACAGATACGCACGTGGCAGAACTTTGTCTCTATGATCACTAAAGAAGTAGAAGATCTTAGAACGAACACAAAACAAATAGATGACAATACAATAGAGGTGAACACTCTCAAAGAACAGTTGCGTCAAGCTATTGCAGATAAAGAAAGTTTGTCTGGTCAACGATCGCTGTATGATACAGCAGCGTTGTTATTGAAGGATGGTGGAATTAAAACAAAGATTATCAAACAGTACATACCCGTAATTAATAAACTAATTAACAAGTATCTTGCTGCAATGGACTTCTTTGTCAATTTCGAGTTGAATGAAAATTTTGAAGAAACTATTAAATCGAGGTTTAGAGATGAATTTACTTACGACAGCTTTTCAGAAGGTGAAAAATTACGTATTGACCTTGCCTTGTTATTTGCTTGGCGAGCTGTTGCAAAGTTGCGTAATAGCGCTTCTACTAACCTCCTCATTATGGATGAAGTATTTGACAGCTCTTTAGACGGATCAGGTACAGATGAGTTTATGAAAATATTGAACGGAGTTACTTCTGATACAAATACTTTCATTATTAGCCATAAAGGTGATCAACTCTTTGAGAAGTTTGAACACGTCATTAAATTTGAAAAGCACAAGAACTTCTCAAGGATAGCTTAATGTTTAAAATGAAACCGACCCAGATTGGCAATAGAAGCGAAGACCTTTTGTGGGTTGCTAGCGATCAAGGATGCTATGACTACATTATCCACGATTGGAAAGAATACTTTCATCACATTGCTAAATGGATCAACGACACGCGTGTAGTTGTGCAGGCTGGTGGTAACTGCGGCTTGTATCCATTGTACTATGCTGAAATATTTGAGCGAGTGTTCACATTCGAGCCTGATCCTCTTAACTTTCATTGCCTTGCAGCTAATTGCAAGAATAGCAAGATAATTAAGTTCAATACTGCACTTACAGATAATCCTCAATATTTGCGAATTGGCAATCCAGATCCACTTAACAACGGCATGCCATGTATCAACGGGGGCGACACTATTGTTTATGGCATTACAATCGATAGCCTAGATCTACCAGTAGTTTCATTAATTCATCTCGATGTAGAAACGTATGAGTATGAAGTAATACAAGGTGCAGTAAGAACAATCGAGAGATGCAGGCCACTAGTTGTATTGGAAATAACAAGAGCTCATCAGGAAATCAACCAGTTGATGAAAAGTCTGAATTATAGGATAGTAACAGAATATGGAGACCCTCCAAATTTTGTATATGTGCCGATCGAAAGGATACCAACATGACAAAACAATTCTTAGCTGAATTCGTTGACGGCGGCGTAGGTTGCATGAGAGACGATTGCATGATTACTGAGAATGGGCCTAGTATGACTACGGCGGCTTATTACCCGCCAGTTTACAACAAGCAGGGAATAAACACAAACCCTGATATGAATATTACAACACATCACCGCCGTTGTCTTTCGTGCGGTCAAACTTGGACGGAGAGTTATCAAAATGGTATTAGACTTAGTAGCACCTGAACATCCTATCTTGAAGCAGACGCTAGAGGAATTTGATTTCAAAAATCCTCCTGTAGATCCTATCGAGCTTGCGAACAACTTAATTGAGACAATGGCTGCAAGGCGTGGCTTAGGTCTTTCTGCTAGCCAGTGTGGCTTGCCGTACCGCGTATTTGTATTGTGGTCGGAAACGCCAACGGTATGCTTCAATCCTCGTATTATTGATACGTCATCGGAAACTAATCTATTGGAAGAGGGTTGTTTAACTTTCCCACACCTCTTGATTAAAATTAAGAGACCTTCCGCGATCAAAGTTCGTTTTGAAGATGAGCGAGGACAAACGCATACAGAGAAATATATTGGAATGACATCACGTGCTTTCCAACATGAGCTAGACCATTTGAATGGTGTAGTGTATACGGCAAAAGCAAATAAGATTCACCTAGATCGCGCTCTCCATCAGCAAAAGATTTTAATGCGTCGCCTTAAGCGCGGAGAAGTGTACTACAAGCCGGATAACGTATTGACGGAAAATCAATTGAGAGAAGCACAAGGTCAGTTGTCCATCTCTACAACTGAGAGAACCGTACAGTTAGCTGATTCTATAACATTATGAAGATCCTCATATTTGGCAAAGGTAAGGTAGGTCAAGCTACCTCACATGCTCTTTCTAGAGGAGTAGATAACACCTTCGGATGGGTAGATCCAAAACTAGGATTGGATGTGCCAGATGTCAATGATTATGAAGTTGTAATACTATGCGTCTCTAGCTTAGAGAACGGACCATACGATCATTCTGCAGTCAATCAATGCCTATTGCGACTTCACGATGAACATTTCAAAGGGATTGTTGCTATTCGTAGCACTCTATCACCTGAGTGGAGTGGGTTGAAAACGTTTGACCACCTCAGAATGATACACTTTCCAGAGTTCATGAAACAACACGGTGACCACATTAACGACAAGCCTTGGGTTGTAGTGTTGGGTGGTAAGAAAGACGAGACTGAAGAATTCAGCAAAGTATTACACCTATCCGGCTATGCCAAGAAGGACTTGGTGATGCATGTTGACTTTATACAGTCAGTTATTATAAAATTAGGCCAGAATGGTTTCTTAGCCACCAAAGTGGCCTACTTCAATATGATAGCCAAGTTATGTCAACAGTACAATGTTGATTACGGACCTGTACAGTGTGGAATTACAGTCGATGATCGTATTAACGCTAAGCACACGAACGTTCCTGGTTGGGACGGTATGTTGGGGTACGGTGGTCATTGTTTACCAAAAGATGCGCTTGCATTGGCAATGGTTACTAAAGGGTGTGAAATTATGGGAAGCGTTATAAGTTATAATGGAAGGATTCGGAATGAAAAGATACAGACTCAGTGAGATGTTTTTTAGCTTCCAAGGCGAGGCCTTGCACGCTGGAAAACCGAGTGTGTGGGTGAGATGGTTTGGGTGCAACTTAGAATGTAATGGGTTCGGGCAAAAAGATCCTAAAGATCCTTCCACATACGTTTTACCATACCAGACGTTTGATATTAGTAAAATTCAAAAAGTAGAAGATCTCCCTGTATGGGATTATGGGTGCGATTCTTCTTATTCATGGTCTGCGAAGTATAAACATCTCGTTCACGACAAGACGGCTGAAGAGATTGTAGATCAATTGACCGACATGATGAGACATCCAACCAATCCAGATGGATTGTTTGTTCACCCAATTACACATCAGGATACTATGATGTGTTTTAC